AATAAGTGGAGAAACTGACTGCTCAAAAGTAGCAGAAGGAAAGCACCATCTAAAAAGTAAAGCGAAGTTCAATGCACTCAAATGGACGTTACAACTTTGTCCAATTCTAGTCATTGTTTATATTATCATTAAAGCAGTAATATAATGGCAGAAGCAGCACAAGCAGGGGTAGCAATTGAAAACTTGACGGCACAACTTCGTGCGTTAAAGAAAGAACTTGCTACACTTGACCCGAACTCAGCAAAGTTTCAAGACCTAGCGAATAAGGCAGGAGATGTAAAGGATAAAATCAACGATGCAGCGGAGGCAATGAATGCCAATGCAGGGTCTGCTTTCGAGAAACTATCTGGCAACGCATCGCTCTTGAAAGATAGGTTACTCAATCTAGACTTTGAAGGTGTTGGTAGTTCTGTCAAAGCTTTAGCAGGTAACATTCGTGGTATATCATTCAAGGATATCACAAGCGGAATCGGTGGAATGATTAGCGCATTGGGCGCACTCGGTAAGGCTATCTTGATGAATCCGATATTGTTACTTGCAACGGTCATCATTGGTATTGCTATGAACTTCGAGAAGTTAAAGAGCGTCATACCAGGACTAAACGAAGCAATGACGGGTGTGAGTGATGAGATGAGTGCTGCTCTTGAGACTTCCAAGAAGATGAGCGCAGAATCACAAAAGCAGCTTGATTCGACATTGGCTTCTGAAAACTCAATGAAGCTTCAAGGAATGAGCGAGAGAGAAATCTTGCAGTTGAAAATTGCTCAAACGCAGGAAGCAATTAAAAATCTTGAAGCACAGATTGAAGCGCAGAAAGTAATCAATGTCGCACAGTTTGAAACGGCAAAGAAAAACAAGGAGATTCTACAAGGTGTTATCCAGTTCCTAACCGCACCACTTCAAATGCTTCTCTATACAGTCGATGAAGTTGGTAAGGCATTAGGTCAAGATTTCGGTTTGCAGAATATGGTTAATGATTGGGCAGCCAATCTACTTTTTGATCCAGAGGAAGTTCAAAACGAAGGATTGAAAGTTATTGAAGAACAAGAGAAAACTCTAAAGGCATTAAAAGAATCTAAGGCAGGTTATCAGTTGTCCATTAAAGCAATGGATAAAACTGCGGCAGATAAATCAAAAGCAGATAGAGAAAAAGAAGCGGAGGAATTTCTTAAAAGTCAACAAGAAATCAGCGCACAGATTCTTGCTTGGCAAGCAGAAGATGCAGCGGCAGAAGTAGCAGCTAATGAGGCAAGACTAAAAAGACAAGAGGACTTCTATAACGCTCAACAGTCTTTGGTTACTGATGCTAAAGAAATGGAAATGGATGCACTGGTAGCTGACTACGATGCACGTTTTGAATTGGCGAATGGGAATGCTGAAATAGAAAAAGCACTTGCAGAGCAGCAGAAAAAAGACATTGCTGACATAGAAGAAAAATATCGCAAAGAGAAAGAGGACAAGGACAAAGAAGCGGCTGAAAAAGAAAAGGCGAGAGTGCAATCTATAACAGATTTCAAAATTAAAGCCATTCAAGATTCGTTAGAATTAATAACAACGCTTACTGATGTCTTTAATAATGGCAGCGAAAAGTCAGCAAGGAAGGCATTTGCAGTAAATAAAGCAGCGTCAATAGCACAAACACTTATCACTACTTATTTATCTGCACAGAAAGCTTACGCTTCTCAAATAATTCCACTTGACCCATCGTCAATAGTTCGCGGACAAATAGCAGCAGGTCTTGCTATCGCAGGTGGTCTTGCCAACGTGGCGAAGATTGCCAAGACGCAATTCAACGGAGGTGGTTCGGGTGGTGGTGGTGGCGCAAGTGGTGGTGGCGGTGGTTCACTTGGTGGTGGCGGTGGTGGTTCAATGACAAGTGTCACACCTGCGTTCAATCCACTCAACACATCGTTCTTGAATAATAGACCTGCACAGACGGGCGCAGTTCAAGCATACGTTCTAAGTAGCAACGTGTCATCTGCAATGGAAGCAAACCAAAAAGTTAAAGACCAAACAGTTTTATAATATGAAAAAAGAAGTAAGACAATACGACATCGACGAGGAAGGATTTCTAGGTGTCCAAGCAATTTCGCTAGTTGAATTTCCTGCTATCGAGGTAGACTTTATCGCGTTATCCAAAGAGAAGAAAGTTAAACTATCTGATATCCAAGAGGAGCGCAAGATGGTGTACGGTGCGGCATTGATTCCCGATAAATTGATCTATCGTGAAGACGGTGACGGCACTCCATACTACGCTCAGTTCACTTCTAAATTGATTGAGAAGGTAGCGCACAATTTCTTGCTAAAGAATCTGCAACACAATCATACTGTTGAACATACTTTTGCCGTGACTGGATTGACAGTTGTTGAATCTTGGTTGAAAGAAGGTGAGAGTGATAAGTCGGTAGGCTTAGGTTTTGAACTGCCAGTTGGTACGTGGTTCGTTGGCGTAAAAGTTGACAATGAAGAAGTGTGGCAGCAGGTGAAAGAAGGCAAGATTAAAGGATTCTCGATTGAAGGATTCTTTAATGAGGTGGGTGTTGAAATGTCACGAGGAGAAATAAGAGAAAATTGGGCGAATGAAATAGATAACTACCTATCTTCGCTATAAGATTATTGTGTTTTGTGTTCATTGTGTTAATGTGTTTTTGTTAAGGTTAGGGAAGCCCGTTGCTAATGAGTGACGGGCTTTTCTTTTACTGTTAATAAATATTTGTCTAATGGTTTTCGCTCGATATATTATTGGGTGTAAATCAATATACAAAATGAAAGTAATAGAAACATTGAGTGCTATCTTGAAGAAGCACAACATCAAAGGCATTTCGCTTTCTGAAGTAGTTGAAGTTAAGATGTCGATGGAGGGAACTCTTACAGATGGTACGGTGGTGGCAACACCTAGTGACTCGTTTGAAGTAGGAGCAGAACTTTATGTCATCGATGCTGAAGGTAACCCACAACCTGCACCAGATGGAGAGCATACGCTTGACAACGGTTCAGTTGTAGTTACTGTTGGCGGCTTCATTACTGAAATGAAAGAAGCGGAAGTAGCAGAAGAAGAAATGAGTGCAGACATCGCAGCGGTTATCGCAGCAATGGATGAGCAGTTGACATCTATCAAGAATCAACTAGCAGAACGTGACACGCAGTTGTCAGCAGTTACAGAAGAATTGTCAGCGGTTAAAACTGACCTTACTATCGCAACGGCTAAGGCTACTGAATTGTCAAAAAAAGCAGGGGCAGTATCTATCAAAAGTGAAACACCTGCGGCTGAAATCTCAGCGGTAAATTTTTCAAAAAAACAAACTAAAAACGACAGAATCCTAAACAAGATTATGTCACTAAAAAAATAATAAGAAATGGCTACATCATTAACTATTAGCAGTTCTTCATACGCAGGTGAATTAGCACTTCCGTATATCCAAGCTGCTATTCTATCGGGCGATACTCTAGCAAATGGCTACATCGCTATCAAAGAAAACGTAAAGTACAAAGCGGTTATCAAGAAGCTATCATCTAGCGGATTGGTAGTAGCTGCTACTTGTGACTTTACAGTCGCAGGTTCTGTTACTCTAGCTGAGACAGTACTTACTACAACTGACTTGAACACTAATGTTGAACTTTGCAAAAAGCAATTCGTTCAAGATTGGGAAGCTTACAACACGGGTGCAGGATTCATCAATGACCAAGTACCAGTTGAGTTCGCTGACTTTATGTTGGCTCACATTGCTGCAAAAGTTGGAGAGGCTATCGAGTTCAACTTGTGGCAGGGTAACTTTGATGCTGCGTCTTCAAATTCAACACCAACTTACAGTGCGTTCACGGGTCTTCTTCGCTTGATTGACAACGCGAAATCAGGTACTCCTGACGTTGACTTCTCTGCTGCTACTTCTGCATCAACAGTTATCGCTCAAATGCAATCAGTATTGGCTGCTCTACCATCAACATTGATTGGTAAGACAGACACTGTGAAGCTTTATGTTAACCGTAAGACTGCTCAGTTCTACCGTCAAGCAATCAACACACTTGGCTATCAGTTCACATACAATGCAACGGGTGAAGCACCAGTGCTAGTTGATGGATATGAAATCTATGTTTGTCCGGGTATTCCAGACTCAACAATGGTTGCTGCTGAAGCTGACAACTTGTTCTTCGGTACTGATCTATTGAGCGACTTGAACGAGGCGAAAGTGATTGATATGTCAATGACCGACGGTTCAGATAACGTAAGAATCGCAATGCGTTACCGTGCAGGTACTGCTATCGGATTCGGTGCGGATATCTCTTTGGGATACGTTAATCCATAATTGAATTTATAAACTTAAAGAACGGGTGGGCGTTAAACACCCATCCGTTTTTTTATTAAAAAAAAAATACTATGTGTAATTTAACTAGAGGATTTGGTCTTGGATGTAATGATACAATCGGTGG